TAACCACTGCTGGAACTGCTCACGCTGACACGCTGAGTGCGGGTAGTTACGCGATTGCAGGCCAGTCGATCACGGATAGCAGGACGTATTCCGATTCGCTGAATGTCGGTGCTTATTCGATTGCTGGTCAATCAGTTATCGACGTGCGGGGCCGGGTTGACTCTCTAGCCCCTGGCGCTTATGTCTACACCGGAAACGACCTGACAGACGTTAAGACGGGCGCGATAGCCTACGCCGATAGTCTGAACTCAGGCGCATACCTGATTGACGGGCAAAGCCTAACTGATTCGATTACACAAACATCTACCAAGCACGGCGGCGATGATGCGTTTCACCATCCCAATAAACACACGGGCTGGAATAAGCAGGCGTGGAAAAAGAAAAGCCTGCGTGAGGATGCGATTGAATCGACTATTGAGTCGACCTACAAGAAGATTCTAGGCATCGAGCCTGCACCGGAAATAATCGCAGAGATTAAGCGGGAAGCCCGTGCAGAGATTCAGAATATCGACTACACGCAAGAGCGCAAGTTTATTGACTGGTTATCGGCTGAAATACAATCCATCCGCAATATTGAGCGAGATATTGAAGACGATGACGAAGAAGCAATTATGCTTTTAATGGGGTAAATATGGACTATTCAAAGCTGCAAGAGAAACTAGGGTTTTCTGACTCTGACAAATCCACATGGCTGGAAAACAACGCCAAATACTACCTAGACCCAGAACAAGGATGGGTTGATAAGTTAATGATGCACGCATACCCACGCCGCACCGCATCGGTTTATGTAATGCCTGCTTACCAATCCCCCATTACCGGGAAATGGATTGATACCCCAAGCCAGCGCCGTGACGACATGGCCCGCAGTGGTTCAAGACCATGGGAGGGAATGGACTCAGAGCGTAAAGTAGCAGAAAACCGGGTTAAGTCAGAGGCCAAAGCATCGGAGGATTCACTAGAGAAAGCAGCCGTTGATGCGTGGCACAGTTTGGGCGATGAGAAGAAATCATTGCTTGAAAGCAATATTTAGGCCATATACAATACCGCAACCCTAATAGGAGTTCAAATGGAAGACGAAGTAATCGACTCAACAGTCGAAGGTGAAAATATCAGCGAAGTAACGATGGACGATACCATCCGAAAGACGCTAGAGGATATTGAATCCCGCGATGATTCGCGTGACGAAAATGGTCGATTTACTTCCAAAGAACCAACTCCCGCTACCGAGCCAAAGCCCGAAGAATCTGAGCCCGCAGCAGAGGAAGCACCCGCAGAGCCAATTCCAGAGCCTGCCATCCCAACTGAATTACAGCGTTTGGGACTTCGCAAAGAAGCGGCCTCTGCAATTGCCAAAGACCCCGTTGTTATGCAAGAGTTCATCCGGCGATCGGATGAAATGCACCGTGGCTTAGAGCAGTATCGTGAAAAAGCGCAGTTTGGCGAAAGTATCCGCACGGCCATTGCTCCATATATGGAGAATATCAAGTCATACGGAATGACCCCAGATGTTGCGGTGCAGTCGCTATTTCAGGCAGATTCAATGCTCCGCAGTGGTACGGCAGATCAAAAAGTGCAAATGCTGCACAAGATCGCAGCCGATTACGGAATCAATATCCAGCAAGTGGCGCAGACTCAACCTGTACCATTTGATGGAACCTCTTACGCACTCCAGCAAAAACTCTCCCAAATGGAGAGCTGGATTGCACAACAAACCCAAGCACGTGAGCAGCAAGAGAGCGCAACGCTTAACAGCGAAATCGAGCGATTCTCAAGCGACCCCGCTAACGTGCATTTTGCGGCAGTTCGGGACGACATGGCTGGCCTCTTACAGGCTGGAATGGCTACTGACCTCCGAGATGCCTATGAGAAGGCAATCTACGCTAACCCGACAGTGCGAAGCCAAGTACTTGCCCAACAGCAAGCCAAGGCCGAGAACGAACGGAAAGCGCAGGCCACTCAGAAAGCACAAGCTGCCAAGCAAGCAGCGGCTGTCAACGTTTCCCGCAAGGGCACATTGCCATCCGCAAAGCAGTTCGGCAGTATGGACGACACCATTCGAGAAACGGCCCGTGAACTGGGTCTAATCTAACCACTTAGGAGTTAATCATGGCCTCTCCCGGTCAAAGCAACCTTTTCAATACCTTCACCGAACTGGTGAGCACGACCTATCGCAACCACAAAAAAGAAGTGGCCGATAACGTTTCAAATCACAACGCCTTGTACCGTCGCATCACGGAAAAAGGCCGCATCCGTTTGGAAGATGGTGGCTTGTCCATCGTGACTCCATTGGATTACGCTGCAAACTCAACTTACCAACGTTACAGCGGTTTCGACCCGCTGAACGTGGGTGCTGTTGACGTTATCAGCGCGGCTGAATTCGCATGGCGACAAGTTGCCGTGAACGTTGCAGCGTCTGGTTTGGAAATCCGCACTAACAGCGGCTCTAACCGAATCATCAACTTCGTGAAAGCGAAGCTGAAAAACGCACAGCGCTCTATGGCGAATGGTTTGTCTGGCGACCTGTACTCCGACGGTACAGCCTCTAACCAGATGAACGGACTGCAAGCCTTGATTGCCGACGCTGGCACTGGCACTGTTGGTGGTATCAACTCCACTACTTTCCCATTCTGGCAAAACCAAGTGTTCGACGCATCGGATAACTCCGTGACCGTCAGCGCTGCGACCATCGAAGCTGGCATGATGCTCCCCTTGTGGCTGCAATGCACTCGCGGTAACGATACGCCTGACTTGATCGTCATGGATTCCAACTACTTCAGCGCTTATGAAGCCTCGCAATCGTCTTTGAAACGTTACGCTCCAGCAGACGACGGCAAAGGCGGCATGATCTCCATGAAGTACAAGACCGCTGACGTGTTCTTTGACTCCAGCGCATCCGGCATCCCGGCTAACCATATGTATTTTGTGAACACTGACTTCTTGGAGTTGGTTGTGCATCAAGATGCAAACATGGAAATCATGCCGGAACTGCGTAGCGTGAACCAAGACGCGATTGTCGTGCCAGTCTTGTTTCAGGGTAACCTTGTGTGCTCAAACCGCGCAAGGCAAGGTGTCGGCAAACAGTGATAGCCAATAGGGTGTGAGCCAAACTCACACCCTTAACTTACAAAGGAATCAAAAATGTTCGCAGCAATCTCCCCCACTCTGGGCACTCAACCTTTCAATGATTGGTTTGCCCCTGACACCGTGCAACGTCAACCCCTCGGGATGACAGTCACCGCCGTTGACCCCTATTGGGGCACAGGCAAGTTTGTCTACATCAAATCAGCCGCCGCTATCCTCAAGGGTTCGTTGGTGATGTGGTCTGAACTCTATGAAGGCGCTCTGTTGCCTTCTACCGCTGGTCAAGGTTTCGCCTTTGGCGTAGCAATGGCCCCTATTGCCTCCGGCTCTTACGGCTGGGTGCAGACTGAAGGTTTGGCAGTTTACAAGACCAATGCAACCGTCGCGGCTGATACAGCCGTAGCAGTGGCAGCGGCTGGTATCGCCGGAACCTTGGCAAACGGCAAACAACTGCTAGGCACTCGCAACCGCATCGCCGCAACGGGCACTAAGACCGTTACCGCTGCGACTGTGCTGGGTTCCGGCAAGGTTGTCTGCGCATCCGGTTACGATGGTTTCTTCATCGGCATGGCACTGTCCGGCACTGGCATCCCAGCTAGCACCGTAGTAGCTGCTCTTGACCCAGATGGCCGCACCATCTACACGGGTTCTGCTATCGGCACCACGGGCGATAAGAATGCAACCGCATCCGGTTCGATTACCTTGACAGGTACTTACACTGGCTACGGCGCTGCGATTATCAATAATCCAGCTTGCCAAGGTCAAATTGTCTAGTTATACAACCTGACAATGTTTGTTATAATCACTTCCATGTTAATTCATGGAGGTGGTTATGCCGAAAAAAGTCGATATTGTTGGAAATGTGTATGGACAATGGACTGTTAAATCAAGGGCGCATGGGTCAGTTTGGGAGTGCATATGCTCTTGTGGAAACACCGGGTACGTAAACAGCCATACTTTGAAGTCTGGGAAAAGTTCTAGATGCGTTTCGTGTGGTTTTGCAGCAAGGGCTAGGCACGGAAAAGAAGGATCGAGGGTTTATAACATTTGGGGCGGCATTAAGCAGCGATGTTTAAATTCAAAATATCATTCTTTCCATAGGTATGGCGGGAGAGGAATTGAAGTGTGCAAAGAATGGCTATCATTTGATGCTTTTTATGCAGATATGGGCGATCCACCTGCTGGCGCATCTATTGATAGGATTGACAATGATGGGAACTACTGCAAAGAGAATTGCAGGTGGGGAACATCAAAACAGCAATGTAGGAACAAAAGCACAAACAGACTTTTGGAGTTGCATGGAGATAAAATACCAATGTCTCAAATGGCAGAGCAATCAGGGATCAACTACAGGACGTTTAAATCAAGAATCCGTGCTGGTTGGTCGATTGAAGATGCTGCAAACAGAGCCGTAAGATCAAAATCCTAAACAGGAGTAAGTATGGAAATCCGCACAGCCCGTCCCCCTTTCGTAGAGTTCAAACGCATCGCAGTGCCCGACAAAAAGCGCACCGAGGAACTTGGCCGACGTGTTACAAAAGACGTTGATTACGCCTTTGTCATGCAACCAGGCTCGAAAGACCAAGTAGAACGAGTTGCCACCGATTGGCTGGCAATGCTGAAACTTAAGGTTATCAACGGCGCGGCTGACGCATACCCGCAAGAGTGGGTTGATAGCTTCCATGCCAAATACAAAGCCTTCCAAGACGGTCAAGACGCACCCCTGGACGGCACATCCGTCAAAGAGTGGCCCGTTCTGTCCCCTGCGCAGGCTGAGAACTTCATTGCCATGCGCGTGTTGACAATCGAGGACGTTGCAGGAATGACCGAGGAAGCAATGCGAGCCTATGGCATGGGTGGCCGTGAACTCAAGCAAAAGGCGCAAGAGTGGGTGAAGGGCAAAGACTCTGCATCCGTGGAAAATGAGATGTTGAAAAAGCAACTCGCCATGCTGACCGAGCGTCTTTCAAAGTTGGAGCAATTAGGCGATAATGAGGCCGAACCTCTACAGGTTAAACGTGGGCGCAAGCCTAAAGTAGTCGAGTCTGAAACGACCGAGGCGCAATCTGTGGAGTAAATAAATGGCAAACTGCCTTTCTATCGTTCAAGCAATCTGTGGGCGTTTATCGCTGGCAATCCCAAACCAAGCAGTAGGCAACACAGATACCCAGATCACGACGATTCTGGCGCTATGCAATGAGGAAGGGCAGGAGCTAGCCGCACGACACGAATGGACGGGCCTGCAAACTGAGGCCACGTTTACCACTCTGGCGGTAGAGAATCAGGGCGCAATGGAAACCATCGCTCCCGGCCTTGGCTACATCATCAACGACACGATCTGGAATCGCTCACTCCGTCGCCCGGTGTACGGCCCAAAGTCTGCCCAAGGCTGGCAGCAAAACAAAGCATTTGCGATCAATGGCCCGTGGTCAAACTTCCGGGTCAAAGGTGGCAGTCTTTATATGTACCCCGTCCCCAGCGCGGGACAGGACTGCTATTTTGAATACACGACCCGCAACTGGTGCACCGATTCCACTGGTGTAACAGGCCGCGAGGAATGGGGCAATGACGCAGACTTGACCCGCTTGGAGTGGAATCTTCTAGTTTTGGGGACTATTTGGCGCTGGAAAAAGCTCAAGGGTTTCGAGTACGCCGAAGACTTCAACACCTACGAGCGCAGATGTATGGATGCGATGGGCAAGGATGGCTCTAAGGATTGGCTCAGTCTGTCCAACACAAAGTACGATATTTTCCCTGGCATCGTCGTGCCGTCAGGTAGCTGGAACGTCTAATGCGCAAAGCAGCAAGAACCAAAGGCGCACGGCAAGCGGTATCCAATTCCGTATCCCTCCCCTCCCCTGTAGGCGGGTGGAATGCGCGTGATTCACTCGCTGCCATGAAACCCACTGACGCGGCGGTAATGGAGAATTGGTTTCCACTGACCACTGAATGCATGTTGCGAAAAGGTTACACCCAATACGCCACAGGATTCACGGGGCAAGCTGAAAGCCTGATGAACTATGCAGCGGGAACAAGCGAAAAGCTATTCGCCGTGGCTGGTGGGAGTTTCTACGATGTAAGCAACCCCGGCGCAGTGGGTTCGGCGGTGGCTACGGGTAAGACTAACTCACGCTGGCAATATACAAACGTCGCAACAGCAGGAGGGAACTTTCTCTACACTGCGAACGGGGTTGACAAGCCCATGCTCTACGACGGGGCAACATGGACGCTGATCGACGGGGTATCGGTTCCCGCCATTACAGGCGTGACGACTACCGGACTGACAAGCCCAATAGTGTTCAAGAGCCGGGTTTGGTTCATTGGTAAAAACACCCTAAAAACGTGGTATCTCCCTGCCTTGTCCGTAGGTGGTGCAGCGGCTGCGGTAGACGTTTCAGCCGTGGCTCAAAAGGGTGGGTATATCGTGGCCCATGCGACTTGGACGATTGACGCAGGTACAGGGGTTGACGATTACTATGTGATAGTGACATCTCAGGGCGAAGTTATCGTGTACCAAGGCACTGACCCCTCAAGTGCGACAACGTGGGCGCTTAAGGGCGTTTGGGCGCTTGGTTCGCCTGTTGGTGAGCGGTGCCTATACAAATTCGGCGGTGACCTGCTTTACATCTCCCAGGATGGCTTAGTACCTCTAGCCGGGGCTTTGCAGTCATCTAGGGTAAACCCTAGGGTTGCACTGACGGACAAGATTCAATTCGCAATATCCTCTGCGGTGAGTTCTTACGGTACTAACTTCGGTTGGTCAATCCTGTATTACGCACCTGAGAACATGCTGATTTTGAACGTCCCGGCATCCGAGGGTACTTCGCAAGAGCAGTACGTTATGAACACCATCAGCCAGTCGTGGTGCAAGTTCACCGGATGGGCTTCTAACTGTTGGGAACTTTACGGCGATCAGCCATATTTCGGCGGGAATGGGTTTGTAGGCAAGGCGTGGAATGGGTTTATTGACCACGACTCCAATATCGTGGGCACTTGCATTCAGGCATTTTCGACCTATGGAAACCCAGGAAACTTGAAACGCTGGACTATGAACCGTCCAATTATTCGAGCAAATGGCAGACCCTCAGTAATGGGCTCCATGAATACAGACTTCAATTTGCAGGCAGACACATCCCCATTCAGCTTTACCCCGGTGAGTTATGGGGTTTGGGATACGTCGGTATGGGATGCTGCAATATGGTCATCTGACTTTGACATTTACCAAGACTGGCAGGGCGTATCAGGTGTTGGGTATTACGGCGCACCGCAGATTAAATGCGCAGCCTCTGGGATTGATGTGCGGTGGGTATCTACTGATATTGTTTACGAGGCTGGAGCCATTCTGTGATTGACAAATGGCGGCATTTATTGGAGCCGCTGGTAAATGAATCCATTGCCCCTATTCCGTGGGAACAAGTCAGGCAACAGAATTACATATTGTTTGAGTCAGAAAATTCTGTTTTGGTCGCAAATAGCTCAAATATGTTGGGCAAAAAAGCCCTGCAAATATGGCTCGCCGCTGGCATAATGAGCGAAATAGATATTCTGGCT